ATACACAGAGTCTACTGATTTTATCAGTCAATCTTTAAAGAAAACAAGTTCAACAATATGATATTTTGGATTGGATTTACTCTCATGTTTTTCAATGAGGGTTTCGTCATGATGAGACATGTATCACCACTCGCTGCACAGATCAGAGAGGAACTCATCAAAGACTTAGGTGATACTTGGCAGAAGATTCATTCAACCTTAGACTGGTTGTGGATCCTCTTTGTTGTGTTAGGATTAATATTCACACAGCATAGAGCACTTGATGTGTTTGCACTCGTAACATTCTGGAGTGCTGCACTTTGTCTCATTTACCTACCGATGTGGTTGAAAAACTCTCAGGCATAAAAAAACCCCGAAAAAATTTTCGAGGTTTTATGTAATTGAAAAGTCAATTTTGACTACGGTGCTGGTTGCTGCGGTACAGGTTGTAAAGTTACCATACCTTCGTACACTACTGGTGGTTCACACTCAGGAGTGCCATGTGCATGCTCCATTAGATGCTCAACCTTTTGATTAAGTTCTTCAAGTAATTGAATGACATAATCTACACGAGGATCTTCAACAGGTGCTCCTTCAGGTACTGTGAAAGTTCCATCTGGTCCTGTAGTGATGACAACGTTAGCATCGTTTGGTGGTGTAAAGTTTTCTTCGTTCATTGGTTTTACTGAGAGATTAGTTCTGGTAGTTCATCCTCTCTCTGCTTCTTAGCAGCGTCAGGATAAATTCTTTTATCATCATGCTCGTACAATGAAGTTAATGATGATAGGTTTGGTGGTGCAACACCGTTCACAACAGAAGAAACAGGAACAACCACACCAATAGTAAGTGAAGTAGCAACCATAGTAGTTTCCATGAACTTCAATAGTTCGACTAGCATTTGATTATTTAGTTTCTATAGTCATATTATACACAAAAAAAGGGGGATATGTAGTCCCCCTGTGACAGTTTGATGACTGTCATATTAAAATCCTTTGCTCTTTGTTCTTTTGTCTAGAACATTAATAACATTAATGTTATCTCTCCACTGTGCCCAGTATTGCATAGTTGTTCCCCAGTCTGTGAACTTTATTTTTTTACCAGTCTTCAATACGATTTGATAATCGTGTCTATCATATGGTTCTGTAGATGTACAAGTAAATACTGTCATAATTCTTCTTCAAATGCTTCAATAAATTTTCTTCGTTGCTCCCATGTCTGACCACTAGTAGATCCTTTACAGTAATTGATACAAGTTTCATCACCAAACTGATTACATACTAGACCTGCTAGATCATGAGGACATCCTATCTTACCAGTAGACCAATATAATTGTCCACCGATCCATTTTGCTTCACACTTTGGACACGTTGCTGAACTGAACTCATCCATCCTTTGCTCCTTGTTCTTGTAATTTTTCTACAGCACTTTTGACTTCTATTTTTGGTACATCCATCAAACCATTTGCATCAAACCATGGTGCTTGCTCCCAATCAAACCCTTCACCAAATGTATTGTCTGGTGAAACAATATACCAATGACATTTAGCGTCAGGTATATCAACTGCACACACCGCCCAGTCATCAGACCACTGTGGAACTTGCACATACATCTGGGGTAAGTGATTAGCAAACAGTGAAAGTATAAAAGCAAAAATCATTTTTTAAACACACCAAACTTAGACAGTAACCACAATGTAACTATCGTCCATCCTATAACATACCACATCAGCACTCCTTGTTAAGATCTTCTACCATGTTACCACCTATCTCAGCACCTTGATTACCACCAAACATTGCTACCCATCCTGCTGCTAACCATCCTACGAATGGTATACCTGATAGGGCAGGTGCTGCTGCTGCACCAACACTAGTTCCTACAAGTCTCCCTGTTTGTTTTCCACCACCGACCGCCTCGATGCAGGCTACAGACTTTTTTGAGTCGTCTCCACCTTGCCCCTTTACTATAGTAGATGGATCTTGCCATGATCTCTCGTTAGAGACAGGTCCACCCTGATTGGTCTTACCATCCATGACATACTCCTCAACAATCTGAGTTGTATTGTTTGCTAGTCCTAAGAAACCACCCTTCTGCTTGATGTCCTTAGTGATGTGCATTGTCTTAGGATCGTTAGCAGTGTAACTGATCTTGTATCCTTCTTCATCTGCTTGGATTACATATGAAGTATAGTCATTCACTGGTGGGCTTATAAATGGTATCTTACTAGGACGATTTGCAATCACCCCAATCATACCTAAATGGGACACTCCTAAGAGTGACCCTAAACTAATTCCAATCCACTTATTCATTTAATTGTCCTCCTCTTGCATTTCAATAAACTCTTTGTTCTGTTTACAGATACCATGTACATCAATCTTTTGATGAAGGTGTGCTGAAGTGTGTAGACCCTCTATCAATAAGAGGACTGCTAACATCATGACTGGGAGAAACCAGAGTGGATTACCCAGTACATCATTAGTCTTCATCAGCGTAGGAAAAGAAGAACTCATCCATCATTCTGTCAGCATTATCTTTACCAAAGATACTTGTCATATATCCTAAGATAGGATCAAGTTTCTTCATGTAAATATCAAAGTCTTTATAGAATGATGTGTCCTCACCAGTAGGTAGTGCTTCATCAATCATACTACGATAAGTTTGAAGGTACTCTGTGAACTCAGGTAAATATTTATCAACCTCATCAAAGGTACAGTACCTTACAAAAATATTCTCTGAAAAATGGTTGCCCATCTCAAAGAATCTGTAGTCTCTTTCTGCTTTAGGTAAATTGGGTAAAGAAAACAAAAACTTTTCAACTGGATGCTGGAAGTCAAATACAATGATAACTTTCTTTTGATGAAAACCCATGAGATCCATCCCGAAACAGGGAAGATAACTCCCTGTCTTAGGATAGATTACATTGTTATAGATATCACATTTTTTATTGTAGATATCTACACGTCTTGATTTTATAAAGTGTGGAGCAGTAAAGATGTCTGCTGTTAATTGCATACCACCTTTACCTGTCCACTCACACCACCGTGAATCAAATTTAAACTCAGGGAAAACATCATCAAGAACTTTTTTATAGTTGACCCAGAGGTCAACTGTATTAGTCATCTTGTGCTAGAGATGCAAAATATGATAGTGCATCATCATCTTCAACGACTGCTTCCTTCTTGACTGGACTAGCAGCACCTACCTTCTGTCTAAAAGATGAAGGAGCAACACTTGCTGATGGTGGTGCAGTGTTAGGAACCTCAAGTTCCTCACGATCAACACGTGCTGGAGCACGGTTAGGTGACCCTAGAACAAGGTTCAATCTTGCTTCGAGGTCTTCGTAGGACTTGAAGTTGTCCTTTGCTGTGAACGCTTCCAGAGAGTGCTCTGACTTCCATGTTGCTTCCAGTTCAGAATCATCTGCACTAAGAGCAGACACACTATCAAACTCACTGCTGTCATAATTCCAATATCCTGCGACCTTTTTGATCTTCAACTTGAAGTTAGCACCTTCCCATAGATCAAACACATTGATAGGTGTCTCATCTTGGAACTCAGGTTGCATTGCTGCAAGAACTTTGTCATGAATCTTCTTGCCATACTTGTACAAGAATACTTTACCCTCATTCTCAGGGTGCTTTGGATCCTTTACGACTTGGATGTTGCTGTAGTAAGATAGCTTACGCTTCTGCTTACGTGCAAGATCTTTATCCTCATCTGCTCCACTGTTCCAGAGTCTACGATTGACTTCACCTACTGGATCCTTCTCACCTAATGTTGTGAGACTGTTCTCAATATACCAACCACCTGTTCCTTGAAATGCATGTGAGTAAACCTTTGCCCAAGGTACTGTCTCACCATCTGGTGCTGGTAAAAATCTGATGACTGCATAACCGTTACCGCTTGCGTCAACTTCTGGTTTCCAAAACCTATCATCAGTGTTATTGTTTGATGATGATTTCTCTAGTTCCTTCTGAAGGAACGAAAAATTGCTACTTGATTTCTTCTTTAGATCTGCGAATGACATATTGCTTTAGATTTGATTGTATTTGGATTTGGTTTAAAACTATCTGCCCCACTCTTAGGAGCTGCATCTTAAGTTTTAGGGTGGGAGGTTGGGTTCCTGTGTACCAACAAAGAATGGGCATTACTACAGAGTAAATACATTCTTGCCTGAGACCCGACTGGTAAGTCGATTCTGACTCGCATCAGCAGCACCACCTG